TCCCCTTCATAACCGTAAGGGTCGATAATCTCATCTAGAGGTGTCTTTAAATGAGCAAACTCCGCGATTCCTTCAGGGACGGGAGTTGGTTCGATAACTAACGGAAACTTTTTATTCGCAAACAAAATATCAATGATCTGCCCATAAGCAGCCAAGACTTTTGTTTTGGTAATCTTGATAAATACCTTCGAACGTTCAGTTTCACGATACTTAGTTGTAGAGTCGTAAATACCACGAAAGTTTTTAAATGCTTTTAGCCAGCGTTGCTCGTAAGCATACCGACCGTTTTCAGAATCTTCAAACTTACGACGAACGTAACCGGCAAGACCCGGCATGTTTTCATCAGGATCAACGACTACAACCTGATCATCGTCAGGGGGTTGTAGAAAATTATCAGACATTAGGTGTCCTTAATAGTCGCGTTCTTCAGCCATTTTCATTACTGAAGGATCGACTGCTTTCTTTGTCATTTTCTTAGGCATGTCTTCGGTAAGTACACCTTGTTTTGCTTTGGTGTCGAACTCAAGACCTTCCCGATACAGTTTGTTGCAGCCCATCATGTCGTCAACGCTAGTTTTGTCGCTTGCCATGATATAAGCTGGACCCATGTTCATGTTCATTGGTTAGTCTCCCAGATTATGGTGTGTAGGAAATGAAGCCGGTTGCATCTTCACCAGAACGAGCGGCCCCTCTCGCTTGGCGTAATCTTTCTGGATTAGAAAGAAAAGAAGTAGGTACGTTTTGTACGGCATCTGGTACACGTACCGGTTGTGTCATCTGTGGCTGTGCTGCCGGAACTACGGTGTCTACGCTAGGAGCGGCAGGTTCACTGCGTCGAAAGAGTTCCGGTTGATCTGCCATCATCCGTTCAATAGGACGGGCTGAACCGGGATCTGCAACAGGAGATGCCATAGACTGTCCCGCTGCGATAACATCGCTAGGAGCAACCGGAAGAAACTCTGTAGCACCTGCTGCAGTTCCAATTGGACCCGCTACCGAACTAGGAAGCCCTAGTGCTTCTGCTTGCTGAGTGACTGCGCTACGAGTTTGTTCTGCAGCGATAGCAGCCATACCGACACCCAGCGGTCCTGCAAAGACTTTGAGTGGCTTTGCCATCTTGAGAGCCTTCTGTAAGAAGGATTCTCCTGATGCGACTTGCGCTACCTTCTTCGATCCGGCTTTGGCTTCTGCAAGTTTGCGTTCTGCTTCGGCAATCTCCGGGGCACGTGCTGCCCGTTGCATCATCTTTTCTTCGGCTGCTGCAGCTTTCTCTTGTGCGGAGAGTTCTGCTGTAGCTGTTGCCTCTGCAGTCTTTGCTGCACGAAACGCTTCGCCCTGTGCAATTTGTTCTGGAGTTGCCTGTGTAGGCTGAACCGGTGCTTGCGACGGAGTTGCCATCGCGTCTACTTCAGGGTATTGTGCGTTGAACTCTGGAGATAAGTCTAAGCGAAGGGCCTCGCCTAATCCTTTTGCATCTGTGGCACCAACGGCATCTGCCATCATCTTTTCGTAAGCTACTAAGATTTCACCACGTTGCTGTAAGCCACTGATATCTTCTACATCAGTATAGTATCCAGTCATAACTTTGTCAAGTAAACTTTCACCAGAGCCTTTGTGGCTGATGATTTCACTTGCAAGATCAGGGCGACCAAGTTGGTTAGCAATGGCAGAAGCAGTGATACGACGGAGATCGGTGTAACCAGACGGCCTAGTCAGGAGTCGGTCTTGTACGTTTTGTGGAATTTTTGGAAAGACGTGTTTTTTGAGGGCTGCGCTGATCTTTCCCGTACTCATATCTGGAAAGAGTTCACCTGTAGGGCCAGCAGCATCGTAACGACGATTTAAGATTTCACGGAGAACGGGACCTGCAGGCTTGTCAGGACCTTTTGCCTTGCGACCACCGCCTGTAGCTACTTCGGGGTCACGAGCAACGCCAGCTTCTCTATCGTAGAATGGACGAACTGGTTTGGACCGTGTGGCAAGCGCACGGGTTGTACGCATGTTAGATAGGTCTTCTCCACGATAACCCAACAAAGATGCCATTACTGCATCGCGTGTAATAGGGTCAGGAATGTCACCAATGCCCTGTAAGACCGATTGAAGCACTTCAGCAGGTATAGCACCCTTCGCAAGCTTACGGGTGCCCTTAGAGGCTCCTGTGCGCGATAGCTTCAATTCTAATACGTTATCGGATGCAGTCTTGAACGGGCGGACGATATTTTTACGAACATCTTCACTGATACCACTTCCGGGCACTTTAGATTGTGCTTCAAAATCAGAAAAGGACGAACCCAAGTCGATTCCGCCCTTCTCCAGTTTTGTAATGTTGTTGCTTATGCCGGTTGTGTTACGAGCCGGACCTACGACTTCACGTGAAAATGTCTTTTCGAACTTGCTGTAGAAATCTTTTGTTTCATCTAGTTCAGCAAGAATAGGCTCGTCAGGTACGCCGTCGTTGTACATCTTTGCAATGAACGCATCACCAACAGTTTGATTACCGGAATCAATTCGTGCGCGTACTTCTTCTAGGGACGGAATGTCGCCGTCAGGAAACAAAGCCCGTTGCATATTGAGAAACGAATCGACAACGGTTTTTTCTTGTTTGGTTAGTTCAGCCATAGGTTAGTATCCAAATACTTCGTCTTGAACCTTATAGACGTGGTTCTTGATTGCGCCTAACTGTGTGTGAATAGATGCGTAGCCGCTCATGCGGGTCATTACCATGTAACGAAGGGCATCGTATGCGTGATCTTCTGCCTTCGTATCTACGTCTTCGCTGTTGGTTTTTGAAAGAGGGATACCAGCAAGCTGCTTGATAATGTGCTGGCAGTTGGAGAATATTCTGAGGCGGGGTTCTTCTGTGTACGGATCGTCACCCAAGCGGCGGTGAACTTCCATCTTTCCTTGAATGCGGTTGCGATCTGAAGGAGTCCAGCGAACACCTTGCCTCATCATAACTTCCGCAATAGACGGCCCAAAGCCTGTCTTATTCCAGCAGGAAGAATCGAGTACGGTGTAGTGAGGTAACGGATCAAGCTGCTCTGCTTCTAATATTTTATCGGCTAATTGCTCTGCTGTCAAGTGTTTTGCATACAACTCACGATAAACCCAGATATTGTTATCCCAGTCAATAGCCCCCCAAAGAACGCACGACGGGCTGGCGTAGCCGTAGTCCGCTGCTCGAATGCGAGGCCAATTGGTAGGTAAATCGAAAGGTTCGACAACGTGTCTACTCCGTGAGAATTCAGGGAAGGCCGCTCCCTCTGCCACATCCCAATCCCCTTCGAGAAGCCTCTTCCGCTCGACTTCTGGGAGCGATCTCAACATGGCTTCGTATTGACCGTCTGCCATGAGGTGGGGATTATCTGTCAACCGTGCCGGTACAAACTTGCGGTAGAACAACGGCTGACCTGCCTTTTCGTGCCCTTGAGGCCACACAAACGGCTTCATCGTATCTATGTCGTATGCAGGAAAGGCTTCGTTCTCTGTACGAGAATCGATGTACATCTTTTTTACCCACCAGCCACCGACACCGCCGGGGTTGGCTGTACAACGCATATATAGATTCTTTTGTAATTCGGGATCGGTAGAGCGTAAGCGGGAACGTAGGTAGTCCCACACGTACGGCGTAGGGTATTGAGTTATTTCGTCGATGCCTATCCAGTTGAACGCCTGTCCTTGAAAACGGGTAACGTCCTTGTCTCTGTCGAGATAGGTAAACCAGATGGTTGCACCCGATGGGAACACCCACGTGGATTTTGATTCGCGAAACTTGGCTCCGGGAAACGCCTTCGTGTAGAGTTGGCGTGATTTATCTATGAGTTCTGTTAGTTCGTCGAGTGTGCGCCGGAGAAGAAGACCTCGATGATTGGGATTGTGACAATAGCGTAAGGGATCAGCAAGTAGAGCAAACGACTTGCCACCACCAGCGGCTCCGCCGTAAAGAACGTCTTGTTCGCTTGCCGAAAGAAACTCCTCTTGAGGGCCTTCGTTCGGCTGAAAGACAACTTCAGAATCTCCGACGAGTTCTGAAACGGGTCCGGGTAGAACGGCGAGATCTCCCATGTCGACAACTGCGCTTCCCTTTCCAGAGATTGCCTTTTCGACTTTTCCAATTGTCTTCTCCAGTTCACGGGCGTAACTTCTCTGGTCTTCAGCTTTCTTTGTTGACTGCGCTGCTTTCTTCTTTGCAGTTCGTAATCTTTTCTGTGCAGCACGACGAGCACGTTCAGCAGTGGATAGCTGGTACGTTGCTTTGGGTGCGTTGGGATCCTTCGGGGGTCGACCCGCTTTCTTTTTAGGGGTGATGTCTTCCGACATTAGTTTTTTTCTGCACTTCCTTGTGCGGAGCGTCCACGACAGGCTTTGCCACCGCCAGCCAGTTTCTTTCTGCCGTACACGTTTTTACTAATTTCGTTCTGCCACCTATCCAACTGCTTGTCTGTCAGGTTGCTTATGTTTTCCATTGCAATGATGCGGATTTCTTTGTCTGTACGACCGTCGGTACGAATTTCTTTGTCGTTAGCCATCGATCACGACCTCTTTTTTGGGGGGTAACAGGACTACGCCGTGAACGGCGGTTACGTTGTGGTTGATTTGTTCTTGTTTAGCTACACCGACGCGGTTGAGGAGCGATTCGGCAGCTTTGAGACGAAGATCGTCTCCACGTTCTGGGGCGGGGTTGTCTATCGTTGAAATTACACGGTTAGCAGCCTTTAATGCGTTGGTTGCAAGGACCTGCTTGGTGCGTTCTATGATTTCATCGGATAAGGTAGACTTGAGCCACGCTGCTGAACCACGTGAGTAGCCTGCATCGAGGGCTGCAGCGGTGACCTGACCACCGTTTTCAAATAGCAACTCGAGGAATTGTTCCTGTTGAGGTGTTAATTCCCTTTTTTTGTGTGTTTGGGGTAACAGATTCATCGTTTTTTTCCGAAACCGACGCACATTTCCACCGAATATTGAGTTCGAAGAGGTTTGCTTGGGTTACGAAGGATGCCATCTCGTCTACACGAGCCTTACAGGCTTCCTTTGTTTCGTAGGGACCCCTCGTATCGTTGAGTTCGTGGCACGTGTCGGGCGAAACCGACAGGCAGACAAGGATTGCTGCTTCGTAGAGCATGTCGATTTCCTGTGAAAAGAGATGTGGGACCGATAACTTAGCCTACACGTCCCTTTTTCAAGGTTAATAATAGGATTTTGTCGGACTGCGCTAGATAATCTAGCCCCACAACCCAAGTATAGCCCCTAGATCTATGTAAGTCAACAGAAAATATCATATCGAATACCTTTTTCTTAAAAAAAAATTAGAACGGGGTCGGTTTTCGGTTGACAAATGGCGATTTTACCTGTATGATGAGGGTAAGACCCGCCGGGAAATAACCCCCACACCTACCGGGACACGTCGGGACACGTAATACGTCGGTTTTTACCCCACTGGGAGATCCCTTTGGGGTCTTTTTTTGTCTAGCTCACGGGGGCTATCCCAATGGGGGTCCCCAACACGTCGGTTTTATTCCCATATCGATAACCCTCGAGGGTAAAATTGCTGGCGACATTGCATACAGGTACCGGTACCCCCCCGGTGGCCCTTACCAACCCCCAAAGGGTCATCCCCATTGCCAAGCCCAAGGATGCCCACCGATACGCAACCCGCCGAAAAGATCCCGCCTGTTTTCCCACTATATACCGCGCCGCATTGCCTTTTTTAAAATCCCGCCGGACATTGTTTCGGGTATGAAAAACTTTATAATTCGGATATCCCCTGCAATATTCCTAACAATCCCACGCACAACCCCCGCCCGAAATATCCCGCAATAACAACCCGCAAAGATATTTACTAGGGGTTATCCCAAAAAGAAACCCGCCGGACTAGCCAAGCGGGTCAAGGTTGGGGAGGAATGCGGGTCGGTTTCGTTATGCGTCGGTTTCGCCCTGTTTAATGGTCAAGCCCAGTTTAGCTACAGTACGCACGTTATTGGTTGCATAGGTATAGCCATCAAACCCGCAAGATTTAACAATGGCCTTTAAGGTTTCGGCTTGTTGTTGTAATGCTTCAATGGACGCTAAGATTACCGCTGCCTCGCTGGTGGTAAGAACGATCATTTTCTTTGCATCATCATCGAATTGATCAGCGTTGATTTTTAAAGTTGATTGCATCATCGGTTTAGTTCCTTTTCGTTGGTTTCGTAGGACGGGACAACATCGCCCCGCCCCAATGTTATAGCCGCTGCCGGACTAGCTGGCAAGCCGGTATTTAGGCCGAACGTATCCTATGCGGGTACACTCGATCTTGTAACCTTGTTTCCGAAGCTTGTAGATCGCTACTTCTACCGCCTTATCGCTCATACCGGTTTCACGGACAAGGGTCTTTTTATTGATCCCATGTTTACGTCCAGCAAGGCAACGATACACCCGCCCCAGTGATGAATTCGGACGGAACCCGCGCCGATCTTTGCCGCGCTGGCCTACAGTCTTTTCGCCGTTGCGATCCGCAAAGATAGCCGCAAGAAACCGCTGCGCTGCTGCCTGCTGGCGTTCGTTGATCTCTCGCAAAACGGATGCCCGCTCATCGTCACGAATAGCCTGTTCCATGCGGTCGGTAAGGGTTGCAAATTCAGTGATTAGGTTTGTTGGTAATTTAGTCATCGGTTTAGTTCCTTTCGTTGGTTTTATAGGATCATTAAAATTGCAAGCACAAGGAAGATGATCCAGACTACCTTGTAAGCATTCGCTATAAACTCGCCCATGTTATGCCGCTACCATTCCTGCATGATTGAGCCATGCGTCAGACTGGACAAGGTTTCGAACCGCAAGGGATTTATCCAAACGTTTCTTTTCATCCCTGCCGCCTTTCTTGGCATCGGGCAGATGCGTTGACCAATGGGTAAGGGCATTAAATGCCGCCCACATTGTATGACCTAACTCGCGGGTTTCTTTCCCGTACAAGTCAAGCAACGTTCCAAGCTTGCGTTGGTTTACCTTCAATTCGTCGTTGTTCGCGGCAACCTTTCCAACCTTGTCGATCATGCCGGAATCAATCAAAACGTCATTAAACTGCTTTTCGGTCATGCCGATCTCGCGGTACGCTTGCATCGTTTCCCGCTGATTATCCCACATTTCAAGCCCCAAAACGCCTTTGGTGATCAGTGCGCCGCTGCTCATATTAATAGTGTGTTTTGCCTTCTGGTGATATGCCTTCTCACCACCAAAAACCAACGTATTGCGGCACAAGTCACGATAAGCCCCGCTGAATACCTGCAGCGTCCAACTCTTATCGACACTATTGAAGATATCCAAACGGCACCGGCTCACATCCTCTTGGCCTGTTCTCGTCCGGCTGAGGTCAACTAGGTCGTGAAAATAGATTGTCCGGTGAACACGCAAACCCTCTTGATATATCCGGTCGCAAACTTCAACATTGCCCAAATAACCCCGAAGCCCGGATTCGTTCAATATGTCGGCCTGTTCCCGCATCAAAGCATCGTGGGGGGTCAGGTTATAGGTCGCACGATTGAATGGCACCACATCAACAACCCGATTTGTGCGGGTATTTTGCAAAGCGTGGTATTTCATGCGCTGCATATCAACAATGCCATTCGGGTCAGTGGTGACCGCTTCCACCGGCACCGGCTCGAAGCTGGCGAATTCATGGTAAAGGCTGCAATCATTCACGTCATTATGAACACTAAAAATGTCATCGCCTTTTGGTCGTGCGTTCTCGACTGCTTTTGTTTGTATTAAATCGAACATGGTTAAAAGTTCCTTTCGGTTTGGTTATTGGCACAGTCTTTGCAACCGGCCTTGATTTGTTTATGCCATA